GCCTATGCGGTGAAGGAGTGAGCATGACCACGGAGATCAGGACCATCGCGGTCGACGGCATCGAGTTGCGCGACCACGCGGAGAACGGCCCCGGCATGTCCTTTCGAGGCTATGCGGCCGTCTTCAACAGCGACTCCGAGCCGCTGCCGTTCATCGAGCAGGTCGCGCCCGGCGCGTTCCGACGCTCGCTGAACGCCCGCAACAACGTGCGGATGCTCCTGAACCACGACACGTCGAAGGTGCTCGGCGCGACCAGGCCGAAGACGCTGCGCCTGTCGGAGGACTCCACCGGCCTGCTCGTCGATGCGGACCTGCCGCCGACCTCGTATGGCCGCGACCTCAGCATCTCCATGCAGCGCGGCGACATCGAGTCGATGTCGTTCGGCTTCAGCGTCCCCGCGAAGGGCGACACGTGGAGCGAGGACGGGCAGCGACGGACCCTGAACGAGGTGCGGCTGCACGAGGTATCCGTCGTCACGTTCCCCGCATACCCGGCCTCCACGGCCGCCGTGCGCTCATTCGACGCGCTTGCAGTCCGGTGCAGCGAGGACGCGGCGCTGCTGGAGATCGCCGTGGAGGCACTCCTCACGGCAGACAAGCTTGCGCCCGACGCTGCGACGCTGCTCATGCGGGTCATCGAGAAGATGACGTACGAGGAGCCGATGGACGTCGCGGAAATGTCGATGAACTCCATCCCGCTCTCGCTGCTGCAACGGCGGCTAGAGCTGCTCGCAAAAGCCTGACACCCCAACAATTTCTCACCCGAGCAGGAGCCTGCCGGGTTACTCGACGCGGAGCCGCGCGGGCTGCACGACAACCCCCAACCGCATCACCAACCCCGAAAGGAATAGTCGTGAGCGACTACATCAAGCGGCAGGTCGAGGAGCGCGCCCGCGCATTCGAGTCCGCCAAGGCCCTGCTCGACAACGCTGCGAACGAGAAGCGCGACCTCAGCGCCGAGGAGAACGTCCAGTACTCGGCCATCAACGCCGACATCGACGCGCGCGGCCTGGTCATCAGCCAGATGCTCGCCGACGAGAAGCGCGACGCGGACATCCGCAGCGCGGTCGCCGGCCACGTCGAGGCACGCCCCGAGGAGCGCGCACCCGAGGCCCGCAGCGATGCCGACCTCATCCGCTCGCTCGCACGCGGCGAGACCCGCTCGCTCAACTTCGAGCGCCGCGATCTTACGAAGGCGGGAACGACCGGGGCACCCGTCGCGACCAGCTTCTACGACACCATCATCGAGGTCGCCCGCTACACCGGCCCGATGCTCGAGACCTCCACGGTCCTCAACACGGCAGGCGGAGAGTCCCTCCAGATTCCAAGAACCAATGCCTACAGCTCAGGGAGCGTTACCTCCGAGGGCGGCGCCATCGGCGAGTCCGACCCGTCGTTCCAGGCGTTCCTGACCCTCAGTGCCTACAAGTACTCCTTCCTCGTGCAGGTGTCGCTCGAGATGATCGAGGATGCAGGGGTCGACCTGCTCGGGTACATGGGCACGAATGTGGGCCAGGCACTCGGCCTCGCGGTCAATGCCGGTCTCACGACCGGGACGGGGACGACCCAGCCGAACGGCGTGGTCCCCTCGGCAGGCTCCGGCATCACCGGCGGCACCGGCGTCTCGGGAGCGTTCACGACGAACAACGTGATCGACCTCGTGTACTCCACCGACAACGCAGTCCGTCGCCTCCCCGGCTTCGGCATCATGGGCGGCGCGACGGCGATGGCCGCAGCCCGCAAGCTCCAGGACGGCAACGGCTCCTACGTCTGGCAGCCGTCGCTCCAGGCGGGCCAGCCCGACCGGCTGCTCGGCTATGCAGTCTTCGAGAATCCCTCGATGGCTGCGGTCGCGACCTCGGCGAAGTCCCTCATCGCTGGCGACCTGAAGTCGTACCTCGTCCGTCAGGTCGGCGGCATCCGCCTCGACCGCTCGGACGACTACGCCTTCGCCGATGGCCTCGTCACCTTCCGGGCCATCTTCCGCGTCGATGGCGGCCTGCCGCAGTCGGCGCACATCAAGACCTTCATCGGCGGCGGTTCCTAGCCGTCGCTGGACATCACTGTCTGGGGGCGCGGCGCTCGCGCAGGGTCGCCGCGCCCCCAGGCTCCACCCTGCGCACAGGAAGACCGGAGACATGGGCAATGCAAATAGACGTTCAGGGAGTCCCGCTCGGCGTGAGCGGGCCATTCGGCCAGCTCCTGCTGCGGCACGGGTTCCATCTTCATCACGGGCCATCCTCTGGGCCTCGAACAGCCCGACCGCCGAAAGCGGCTACGGCCAGCAGACAGCGCAAGCGGTCAGGCGGCTCAAGGCCGACGGCCACGCGGTCGCCATTGCCTCCAACTACGGACTAGAGGGCACCACGTCCTCGTGGGAGGGAATGCCGCATCTCCCGCGCGGCTTCGACCTGCACTCCAATGACGTCATCCCCGCCTACCTCCAATGGTGGGCGCACCAGAACCCGACGCTCGACCCGCTGCTCGTGACGCTCTACGACACGTGGATCTTCAAGGGGCTCAACTGGGACACCGCGCCGCAGATCGCGTCGTGGGTTCCGGTCGATCACTTCCCGGCCCCGCCGGACGTCGTCGCGTGGTGCAAGCGCCCGAACGTTCGGCCGATCGCGATGTCGCGCTTCGGCGAGCAGATGCTCATCGACGCCGGGGTCGAGGACGTGCTCTACGTCCCGCACGCGATCGACACCAAGGTCTTCAAGCCGACCCAGTCGTTCGACGCGACGGACGGCGAGATGACGGGTCGCGAGTTCATGGGCGTGCCCGAGGACGCATTCGTCGTCGGCATGGTCAGCGCGAACAAGGGCCAGGTGCCGAACCGCAAGGCATTCCCCGAGGCATTCCTCGCCTTCGGGATGTTCGCCAGGCAGCACCCCGACGCGGTCCTGTACTGCCACACCGAGGCGCATGGCGCGATGGGCGGCATCGACCTCGTCGCGCTCGCCGCATCGTGCGGGATCAGCAAGAAGCAGATCGTGTTCCCCGACCCGTTCGTCTGGCGCATGGGCATCCCCGCCAACGTCCTCGCCGCCTGCTACAGCGGCATGGACGTGCTCCTCCAGCCGAGCATGGGCGAGGGCTTCGGCATCCCACTGGTCGAGGCGCAGGCGTGCGGCACTCCGGCGATCGTGTCGAATGCGACCGCGCAGCCCGAGCTGCTCGGCGACGGGTGGCTCGTCGAGGGCCAGCCGTTCTGGGACCACGCGCAGAAATCATGGCTCATGACCCCGCGGCTGGACTCCATCGTCGGCGCGCTCGTCAATGCCTACGAGCGGCCACGTAAGCGCTCCCAGAAGGCGATCGACTTCGCGGCAGGCTACGACGCCGACGCTGTATTCGACGCCTACTGGCGGCCCGCGCTCAAGGCGCTCGCATGATCCCCGTCCTCATCGTGCCGATCCTCACCGGCCCGCAGCTCCTCTATCGGATGCTCGACTCCATCGACCGCCCGATCGCCCGGCTTGTCATCATCGACAACGGCAATGCCCTCAACACGTCGACGGGCTGGCCCGTCGAGCACGTGCAGCGCACGTCGGTCATCAAGATGCCGGCCAACCTCGGCGTCGCTGGGTCATGGAACCTCGGCATCAAGGCGACCCCGTTCGCGCCCTGGTGGCTGATCGTCAATCACGACGTGACATTCGCGCCGGGCGCGCTCGGCCAGTTCGCGACGATGGCCGCGCCGGACACGCTCGTACTGAACGGCGGCCCGCAGCCCTGGTGCGCGTTCGCGATCGGCGAGGACGTCGTCCGCGATGTCGGCCTGTTCGACGAGGGCTTGCATCCCGGCTACTTCGAGGACGTCGACATGGAGCGGCGCTGCACGCCGACCGTGCCGATCGTCCGGCTCCCGGCCGGCCTCATCCATCACGACAACTCGTCGACCCTCGCGAGCGGCTACGGGGAGCAGAACAACCGCACCTACGCAAGCAACGCCGAGTACTACCAGCGCAAGGTAGGCGCTGGAGACTTGACCGAGGGCACCTGGTCACTCGCACGCAGGAGGGCCAACTCGTGGGACTGACCGACTTCGCGGACATCCACGCGGGCGAGACCGTGTGGGTGC